TTGGAATACTGTAGCCATGATTTGATCCTTTTGTTAAGCGGGGAGGCTGTTACACCTCCCCTAAATCATCAGGCAGGTACCAAAAATGCGAGAGCCGCATAATCGCGTAATTCTTTGACACCGTACACGGTATCAGAGGTCACCAGCGTACCCAGGTACTCTTGCTTGTACTGAGACTGCGAACGGATGGACTGCTGGGTAGCCAGAGCCATTGCGTCCTTGTGCATGATCATGCAAGCGCGGTACTTGGTGTCAGTGGGGCTGGAAGTAGACCAGTCAACTGTCAGGCCGAACGCATCAACAAATGCAGCACCTGTAGGCGCAGCAGCAGTGAATGTCACGGACTGTGTGGAAGTCACACTGTTGACGTGAACCCAGGGGCAGTTGGTGGAGGTGTACACCTCAGTACCGTACAGATTACCCAAGCGGCCAGTGGAGATGGTGTCACCATTGCCCTTGAATGCTTGCTCGGTGAAGCGGGCGATACCACGCAGCACAGCAGCTTCCACAGGGGGAATGACGATGTTCAACTCGTCGGAGGACATATCACTGTCTTCCATAGTCTGGATCATCTTGCGCAGGCCGGCGTCAGTCAGTGCAGTGGCGTTGCCAGGGGTAGCGCCAGAGAACAGAGTGGAACCGTCGCCGCCGATGACAGCTTTTTCGTACAGGTTGGTCGCGCCAGCGATGGAGCCGCCGTTGAACGTGGCACCCAGCATGTGCAGGTGACGGTCAACTTGCTTTGCCAAAGCGTAGCCAGCATCGTTCGTGTAGAACTTGCGCATGGAACCCAGGGCCTGCATCTCAGCAATGTCTTCGTACAGTTTGCTGTACTCGTAGTGCTTGTCGATCAGGATGGTGATCTCGGTGGCAGTGTCTGCAACCAGGGTCACTTGGGTGTTCGCGGCCTTGCTGGACGCCTCACCACGTCCGGGGACGGGGATGTGCAGTGTGTCGCCCTTTTTCCCTTTGAAGGAAATGGGGGTGACGAGATTGCCCAGTACCAGCTTCTGCTTGTACGTGGCGATGACCTCATCGGACCAGAGTTCGGGAATGAACTTGTCAGATGTGGTGACTGTGGTGTGATTAGTGCCGAGGCCCATGATAAATCTCCGTTAAAAAAGTTACTTCACGCGACCTTCGGAGTAAGCGGCCATGATTTCGTCTGACATGGCATCGTACTTCCCAGGGTCGCGCATTTTGAGTCGAATGAGGTCGGCACGACGATAAACCTTCCGAGTAGTCTCACCAGACCCACCGGTATCCACGGATGCTGCTTTCAACGACTGGTCACGGGCAGTGGTGTCCACTTTCGCAACCTGCTGTTGTTTCACAACGCGCAGTTCCTTGTAGGTCGAAAGCAACTCATCAGCAGCATCTACATCATATGCCTCAGCATCTTGAAACAGTTTTGTGCGGACTTTGCTGGCCTTAATCCAGTCCTGAAATCCACTATCCTGAACGATGTTGGCAACGTCAGGGTGCATCTGGTTCAATCGCTGTCGCGCATGATCCGCTTGCAACTGCTTCGCTGTTTGTTCAGCTTCACGCACACGCGGATGATTCTCAATTTGCTGACGGATCGCTTCCTGGGGATTCTCGAAAAAATCTACAGGCGCAACTTCCTCTACTTTTGGCTTTGGTGTCAGTTGTGACTTGATGAGTTCGTCTGCCAGCTTGCGTACTTCACCGACCTCACGACCCTGACGCGCAATCAGCTTCTCAGCCTCTTGGTGCATCTTGACAATATCTTCAACGGACTTGCCGCGATACTGTTCGGGTAATGATGGGACTTCTGCTGCTGGGGCGGGTTCGGCTAGCTGTTCCTCAACAGCCTCGATCTCACCTACTTCACCATCAATATCCTGAATCTCTGCCATAAATCTACACTCCGACCCTTAACGGGCTACCGGTTAAACACTATCGAAGGCTGGCTATATGCTCCATTCGATAGAACGTACTCGGTTTATATACCGAATTTCAAACGAAATCAAGCATTTTTCGCTTTGATTCTCGCGTTATCTTCACGAATTCTTGCCCACCTGTCAGCAGCGCCAGGGAATGCCCCGGTGACGCCCTCAAGACGGACGGTTGGCATGGCCTGCAATAGCACCGCATCACCGTGACACTCTGGACACTCGATGGTCCGATACTCGCTGTCCACCAGCTTCTCGGTCACGATGCCGCAGGCGCTGCAAATAAAGTCATTCAGTATCCGCATTGGTCAAGTCCTTGTAAGATTCTTCAGTGGTCTTCTGCAGTGTCAACATCCACCGCATGATGGACACCTCGCCCTGCTTGAACCCCACGTTTTCAGGGGTAACGCCGGACAATGTATTTGTCGCGTCCATCATGTTCTGGACATCTTCCATGAGGTCTTTCCATGCGGGATGCGCGAACATCTCAAACCGCGACTCATAATATTTCTGCAACTCTAAGTCCATGTCGATCCGTTCCAGTATTTCAGTGACTTGGTCTGCCATGCCGCGCCATCCCAGTATTTCAGGGTCTTGGCTTGCCACGCCTCACCATTCCAGTATTTGAGTCTACTGGATGGTGCCGGAGTGATCCCGAATAGCGCAAGAAGCAGGGACATTTAGCTTATTCCCAGTATGCGTCGTAAACAGCAGTGATTGTGATTGCTCCGGTAGTCGTCACGGTTCCGATATTGCGCGCAACGATGGCGACAAACTCACCGGGACGTACCACAATCGGGTTACTCAGTTGCAGAGTCAAGCCTTGCGATCCCAGAGTGCCTACCGCCGCCGTAGCTGCGTAAGTCTCGATACCGATAGGCACGATGCGAGGCGCGTGGGTTGTAGCCGTTGCAAACGATGCAGTTTCAGCCGTTGCCAGTGATACAGCGGTGTGCCCGAATGCCACCGCATAAGCGTAGATGACCGGGCCACCTGCGAGGATGACCGATACAGCGCCTTGAACACGCACACCCATAATCACTAGGTTCCTGCCTGTGATGTTGATAGCGGGCGCAGGGTTTTGGTAGCTGAAAACGATACCGTCCGATGCTGCCGCCAAGGTAGGCAATACCGCAGCAATACCCCCCAAACCAGTGAAGGCCGCTGTAGTGTTGGTCAGTGCAACCGCAGTGGGTGCGGTATTGTTTGTCCAGAGGGTTGTCTTGCCCTGTGTGTGGCCGTTCTGTCCTACGAAACCTGATTTACCAGCAAGAGCCCTACCTACGCCCCAATCCTTGTTGGTCAGAATGTCAACCTGGCTGATCGTAATGTCAGACACGCGCATGGTGTTGGTGTTGGACACCGTGCCAGTGCAGAGTTTCTGCATGAATGCAGGCAGAGAACCTTGGAGGAATGGTTGCGCCGTTGAAAGCGGAATAGCCATTTTCCCAAGCAAAACGTCATCTTTCCAGGCTTCAATTTCGCTGTTTCCGATAATCAGACAGTAGTGATACAGGCTACCAACAGTTAGAGATGCGTTAGTCTCAAGTACGCCAGATTGTGTGGTTGTACCGTTGTAGCGCATGACAAGAATCGTGCCGCCGCTAGTGAATTGCAGCCACAGTCCATCAGTAGGCTCTGTGCCTGCCACCGATACGTTACCCATGCCACACAAGAACACTTCGTTAGCAACCAGTGCAGCGGTGAACTGGCCTACATGGAACTCCAACGCCAAACCAGACGCACCAAAAAGCGGTATGTACTGGAATGAACGCATGAAAGCGCCGTGAGTCGCTGCCGTACCTTGGACAGTGCCAAAGTTCAAAGTACCTGCACCGGGCATCGTAGCTGTGAGCGTTGCCGCAGCGTATGCCCACTTGGTTGTGTTCTGAGTCAGACCGTTAAACGTATCGTCCAGAACAATGGTGTCCATACCCACCCGCAGGCGGTAATCAGACGATGTTTCAGGCGACTTCAGGTATGCAGCGCCAGTGATAGTGCCGGGGTCGTTCTCGCTAAACATGCGGAAAGAACCCACGTTGCCGGGATTGGTCGCAACGTCAGTCTCTGCTGTGACCTTTAACTGATTGCCAGCGTTGACTTCTGCAACGTTGCCCGATGTATTACCTTCAATGCGAAAACCTGACATAACTTGCCC